TAAAGCTTTCCGTTCGATAAACATATCAGTAGCTAGATCAACCTTTGATGATCCGGGCAAAACGTAGTTGTTACGAGCCGTCTTTAACGCCAGAACTTTTTGTTTCATGGCATCGTTTACAGACATGCCTTCTTTAACGCCGCTTAACCCCAAGATTTCATACAACACATTACGAGCCGTGCTGCTCACCGCCGCAGGATCAGCGGTAGTCCCAAACTCTTCTGGAGCTTGCCGAATAAAATGCTCAATGTCGTTCAACCCTTGAGCAAAGTCTTTCCCGCTCTCGTCTATCCCGTTCTTGTAAAAAGACAACGGGTTCTCGTGAACGTCAAACCTGCGCCGAAGATACGCCTTTTGCATCTGTTCGTTTGCAGTTAGGTTTTCCCTAATAGTGTCACGAACTTTCTCTAGCCGCAGCTTTTGTAAGGACATCCCAGTAGGCATGTCTCCTACTGGAACATCCGATGAGACCATCTCAGACAGGCGGTCTATTTCTGACTCAACCTCTACAAGTATCCTGTCTTGATGCTCTACGTTTAAGTCAAGCATACGTTTCGCAGATTTTATAGCCTCTGCGCTAAGAGGCGCACTACCTTCGTCACCTATTCTTAAAAAGGCAGTATCCCCTGTGTCTAAATAATGTTCTAAGTTATTTTTTGCGGCTGTTATTAGGTTTTTCTTTTTTCCGGGCCTAACAGTTGTGCCAATAAACTTAGAAAGCTCTTTATCAAAGCTTGAAAAGTAAGAGACGGCTAAGGATTTAGCAGTTTGGTTCATGGCTATCGTGTCTTCCTGCCCCTCAAAGAGCTTGGCATCAACGCCACCGGAAGCCGTAAGGTACTTGTTGTACCCCCTGCCAATCTTCTCTCCTACCACCGTGTTACCAAGGTAATTAAACGCCAAGCCGAAGGCGTTGTTTGTACCACGAGCAAGGGCCGAGATGCCGTCACCTAGAACGGGAGTTGCACCAATGCCTCTTGCCACACCGCCCACCACGGGCAGGGCCATGTCAAATCCAAGGCTAAAGGCCCCTGCTTCAAAGCCGCTGCGAAGTTTGTTGCGAAGTTTGCGTCCGCCTTCTGCACTGCCTGACAGATTGAGGTCCTCTTCGGTCTTTAAGAAATCGGGAAACACATCAAAGGAGTCCGACAATGTAGCGCGACCATCGGGCGTTATTAGAGTTTCATATCCAACCGCAGCCAGTGCCGTTGTTCCAGCCAACCTCGTTCTATTTTTGAGCATAGCACGACCCGCTGCACTATCACCAAACGACTCTGCCGACTTTAGAAACCTGCTCTTCGATGGTCTAGCAATGCGCCCTGCCTTAGCAACGGAACCCGCACGACCAAGCCAGCCAGCAATAGGAATAAACCCCAAGCCAAAGGCCACGATCTCCTCGGTGATTTCTCCCGCAGCGGTGTTAGGGTTGAGGTCGTTATTTTTCTTAAACTCTTCAAAGGATTCTGTCACACCACGAGAGTAGTTAGAACCTATAGACGCATCTATGCCAGCGGCCCCGATCTCCAACAACCCTTGGGCCATTGTTACAGGAGCGGCCTTGATGCCACGACCTATTCCGGTGAAGGCAGATTCGGTCATGCCCTTCTGGATAGAAAGAGCTTGGTCCTTTAGTTCTAGGGCCAAGTCTTCATCTCCGGCGTCAAAGGCAGCGTTCGATTGAGACCGTAGGGTTTCAAACTCTCTGGCTTGCAGGGCGTCAGCCTTTAAGTTCGCTGCTCTTTCTTCGTCACCAGCATCAAACGCTGCATTCGAAGCCCGTCTTAATTCTTCAAAAGTAGCCATAGTTTAATCCTACTAAATCTTAAAGTCGCCGCTATCTTCTTGACCACCGCCGCCATCTGCTCCTGATGGAAGAGCGTTTATTGTAGAAAGATACAATGCAATATTGTCCGGCTCAAAAAGTTCACTAAGTTTTCTTAATGCGTAATCTCTTGGACTTTCCCCTGATACTAAGTCAATAGTCGCACTGTCTCTTCCTGCTTTTAAAAGGGCCTTGAAGTTCGCATCTACGGCTTTGTATGGAGCAGAGCCAAAATACGTTTTGTTTGAAAGTTTCCAAGTTTCAAAGTCTCGTCGTTCTTTATTTTGCGCTGCCGTTGCCCTTAGCCTTCTTTGCTCGTCCCTTCCTTCAGCCGCTAAGGTCGTTTCCAAGGCGTCACGTTTCGCGATGCGGTCTGCAGCCATCTCAAAGCCTTTGAGACCGATGGTGTCCTCACGCTTCTTGCGGGTGGCGCGGTCTTGGATCGCGGACTTAGCACCGATCTGCAAGGCATTGCCGATATTGGTCAGGGCATTCGAAGACTTGCCCGACATCAACGCCGCACCCATGAGCATGAACAACTCGCCCTTACGCGCAGCCTTGTCCTCGTCTGACTCTCCAAGCAGGCTCTTGAGCAGCTTTGTATAATCCTTGGTTAAGTCTCCAATGCTGCCGTCACCACCAAACTTTTCGCCCATGCCTGCCTCTGCGCCTAACGTAGTAATTTTTTCCTTAATCGCTGGTGTAATTGTAGGGGTCACAGGAGGTGAGACAACCTTTCTGTCTACTTCCTCTTCTATTTCTACCTGACGCTGTTCTTGTTCGTTGGTAGCCCTTTCCGCAGAAAGTTCTTTCAACAAATCCTCAGCCGAGTCTTGCGCGGAGACTTGCTCCTCGGCTAGTTGTTGGTCAGCGTCTCCAACCGATTTAGAAACACCTTTTACATCATCACCCAACACATCTGGACCCAAACCAGACATAGCCGCTGCCACTTCGGTTACAGTTTTTGCAATAGGAACTACTGCTTTAAGAGGGTCTGCACTTACGGTCCCTGCTCCTTCAGGGTCGGCTTCAATCTTAACGTCTACTTCGCTGCCGTCCCCAGTAAAACCTTTCCCAGCTATTCTATATGGCCCCGCTTCGTTACGCGCATCCATTGCATCTATTGCAGCTTCATTGCCAAGAGCCTGAACAGCATCTTCGGAGGCGGCGATTGCTGGGCCAACTCTTTTTTGAACAGCTTCAGCAGTAGCCGCTTGAGACTGTTCAATCGCGCTATTAATTTTTTCCTGTATCTCTGGGTTTAAGAAAAACTCAGTGATGTAGTCTCCGGCAGTATCAAAAATGCTACCTTCTGTATCTAATCTTTCCGCTAATTCTTTTTCAGACGTATTTAATGCCTCTTGTTTTTCTGTTCTAGCTGCAATCCTAGCGTTCTCATCACGTTCTGCAGCTTCAACAGCCATGTCAACTTCACGATCATCACGCATTTTTGTATATTGATCTGCGTACTTTGCAAACTCAGCAATGTCTGGAGTAACCGCTTGCAACTCTTCGGCAGGCGTTACTGTCGGCTTCCGCATTTTATTTAATGCCTGCAACTTTAAAATTCTTTCGCGCTCTGCCTGTATAAGACGCTCTGCGTCAGAATTAACTTCTGTTGGAACAGCCTTCGCTATGCCCGACTCCAACGGAACACTAAACGCCTCGCGTGTGTCCGCTGCATCCCGAATTATTCTTCCAGCCTCGGTGCTGTCTTCCCGTTGCTGCGCAATCTCTTCCCGTCCTAACGTATTCCTAAGAGTCTCTTGATTACGTGCTGTTTGTGACGGAGACAACTCACCGCTGAAAGGATTACCTTTAATAAGAGACTCTATATATCTTTGAGAATTTATCATTCTCAGATCATCATCGGACTCAGCGTACCTTTTACCAAGAATACCTCCCGGTTGTCCCTGTGCATTGTTAGGCGCTAGGCTTTCAATTAAAGCAGCACTAATCTTTTCTTTTTCAAAGTTAGCCGCGTCTTGTGCTTCTATACCACCGCCAACATTTTCACGAGGTCTAACCCTAATCCGGTCATCGGAAAAAATATCTCCAGCGTAAGGGTCTCCCAATATTTCTTTCGATTGAAGAGGATCAGCACGTAACTGCGCTGGGCTAGTCAAGTCTTCATTATTCGCCGCCGCAATAGAACGAGCTACCCTATTATCTCTAGCGTCATTTGCAGCGTTGGATGCTGCAAACACATCTTCAGGGGAACTAACCTGCTCTATCTCAGGAGGCATAGGCACAAGAGAGGGATCAGACGCTGCGCGTTGCTCCCGAAGTCTATTGACCCGAGTTCCAACCACCGCATCTCCGGGTCGTGCGTTAGCTACAAGACTGCTAAAGCCCTCAGAGATAACCATTTCAACAGGGGAAACCATACTAGCGTTAGCCATAACCTCGGGCACAGCGTTGTTTAATTTCTCAAGAGTGGCAGAACTAATCCGCAGATACTCACCTTCAGCCGTAAGACCCGGAACATTAATAATGTAGTCCGGTAAATCAGCACCACCACCGTTCGCAAACGTCATGGCTGTTTCTTGTAGCTCCGGTGACGAGCTAAGAATGCCACCCATTTGAGCCAACTTTTTTCGAGAGTCACGGTTCTTGAACATGCCCCTGTTTGAAACACCGTTTGCGTTAGGACCGTGTGTCGGGGGAGGACCTGACACGGAACCTCCTTCTTGAAAAAAAGTATGTACATTAAAATTAGGTGTGCCTATGCCTCCAAAGAACGATTCATACGGACTGGAAGGTAGTGACTGATTGGCGGAGGGACTACCAACAGAGCCTCCAAACGGCGAGCCAATAACCTGTCCGCTAAACATAGGACGCCCCATAGACGGTTGGGGGCTAGTGCTTGGTGCAAAACTGTTCATGCCACCGCCAAATGTCTGCTGCTCCTGCTGAGAAACGTTTTGCAAAAAGTCATCTCGCTTCTGATCAAAATTCTGCGCTGCAGAAATCGCAGGAACACCATAAGTCTGCTCTAAATACTCGCCGTACTGATCTATGCCACCACTGTTCTTGTTTAAAGCATAATCAGGAACATCACGCTGAGGACGATAAGGCATCATACCAAATCCATTAAAGTTTCGTGACATATTAATCATCTCGAACCTCCAAACATATTTGACTGTTGTAGACCGTACAGTCCCATTCCAAGACCCGCAATTTGCGAGATCGCACTCGGGCTTGGTTGTTGTTGCTGCGAGAATGTCTGCTGCGCCGTGGGCATACCCTGATAAATGTCCGAGTAGAACCCAAGCTGTTGATACGGAGCCATAACATTTTGGTATTGGTTCTGACGCTGCGCATCCAGCATAGCCTGCTGTTGTGCCTGCTCTTGACCGCCCATCGTACTAAGCATGTTGATGTCTTTAAACCCAAGACCCTGAGCCGTCTCGCCAAGCTGCGCTTGCTGCATGCCCAAGGACCCAAGACCACGGCCCAAGGAGCCATATTGACCAGCCAGCCCACTGTACGCACTTCCTGCACCAAGACCCAACTGCCCCGAAGCCTGACCGCCTTGAATGCCCATCTGCGCACCCGACAACGCAGCACGTTGCTGACGGCCCATAGACTGCTCGTAAGCTTGCTGCGCACGTTGCGCGGCACCTTGATACCCAGCCTGCCGCATGCCTGCCGCAGTGCGACCTTGCTGGTTTAAAATACTTTCATCCAACTGGCCCTGACGAACAGCCTGTCGAGACCCGCCCATCGCTCCAGCCGCAGTAGCCTGAGCATCAATGCCAGAACGTTGCTGATCACCCTGACGGCGAATGTCCGTCATAGCTTGCTGAACAGCCTGATCCTCATACGGGTCCATAAACTGTTGAATGTTACTCGGGTCAAACTGTGCGCCCGTTCCTGCAAGGTCCGAGTACCCTTGACCAACGGCCCCTTGAATACCACTAATCGCCTGACCCGTGCCGCCGATAGAACCCATAGCTTGGTTTAACGGGTTTGTTGCTCCATACATGGTGCCAATGCCTGCGCCCAGTGTATTTGTTCCAGCCTGCAACATAGGAGCATATGCCCCTAAACCGGAAGCCGTAAGGTCCGAGGCTTGTTGCTGCAAACCACTTCGACCCGCAACATTATACTCTGGCAGAACAAAACCATCGTCCTTACCTAAAGCCTGCGCTCGTTCCAGTATTTCTTCTTGGTACTTACGAAGGTAGTCAGGAATCTCGGTCCTGCTAATCTGTGTTACTGTATTAGACATTTTTAAATTCCTGCATGTTTCTAAATAGCTTGGCGGCTACGGCTCCTCGGGTGCCGTTGGGCGCATCCCCGATCATCTTGCCTGCCATCTCGGCGTCTCCGCCACCTATATTTCTCAAGTCCTTTAGAGACAGAACAACTTCCCCGTTTGAAAGCATTGCTTCCTGAACGGGATTGCCATCCTGATAGATCATTGCAGGGATATCATCACTGGTCCCTGTTCCGGGGCCTTCGATTAGGCCCCCCATCAGACCACCCCTTGCCGCGTATTGTGTTTCAAAAGGAGAAATATCATCCCCCTCCTCAATTTGCCTGTCGTACTCGTCCCGTTCTTCAGGAGTGCTAAACCTCGTGCCATCATTATAACTTGCGTAGAGGTTGTCTAAACGAGCCTTCTTTTCCTTTTCAGTTATACTCGTCCCATCGTATCCTTCAGTACTTAAAGGAGACGTCTTTTGTTCTGGTACTATTGACGATAGAAGAACCGCTTGAGCAAGAGGATTTGAAAGAATACCTTTCTTCTCTGGACCCGCTATTGTGCTCATAGGCTTTCCAATGAAACCTAACTTTCCTAACTGACCACTAATCTTAGCACCCATCGGGTGGTTTTGAAGGGCAGTACCAATACCACCCCTGAAGGCTGTGTTAGCACCGCCAGCCAGAAGCCCGTACTTAATAGCGTTCTTAAAGCTTCCGCCACCAGCCAACGTGCCTAACCCTGCACCAATAGCAGGAGCCAAGAAGGTTCCTGCTCCGGGGACTAGAAGCCCAGCAATGCCTCCTAGAATGCCACCAAAGTTAATGCCCATACCAAACCACCACTATGAATTGACCGCACATTATCACGATATCTCCAAAATACTAGCCACAACATGCAACCTGTTTGCTGTCCCTGCCGTGACTTTTAAAATTTCATCTGCCTGAACCACAAGCGGTGCGGTCAATAATTCAACTGTACCCTTGGCCCCCACTGCTTTGTCTTTGAACAAGCTGAATACACTTGACCCGTTGGTCAACGTTAACGTTAACGTGTCCGCGTTGTTGCTATCCTCTGACACAAGAATAGATTTTATAATTGCGGTAGAAAAAGAGCCACACGTATAAAGTGTGGTCACGTCCGTTGTCGTAAGGTCAACTTTTGCATTTACATAAACATTTGCCATCAGCCCATAAACCACCCTACTGCGGTAGCTTTATTCTCATCGCTGTCCTGTTGAGACGCATTGTATTGCGCTAGGAAAGTGGAGAAAGACCGCACGACTTCGTTAAGATAACGTTGGTCATAGTCCAAAGGCGCAACAGGAAAAAATGGAAGTGGAGTAGGTGTAGCCATCAGCGCCTCCCGTCTGGTCTTATTTCAATACGAGGCACACCCAAGCGCCAAAGCACGTTTTCCGTAGTGGACTGCACCTTCAACGTAAAGCTGCGGCCTCGCAACCGTGTAAAATACTGGTTTGTGTACTGGTCGATGGGAGTTGCAGACGTTTTTGCAACCGCGTTTGTAGAAGAGTTCTGATCCACTTGGCCCGGAAAGTTCTTTGTTTCCAAAATAAAATTCATCGTAGATGTGTCCGTAGTTTCCCTGAAATTAACGTCAGGAATTACACGACTGATAAATGAAAACTGATTGCCTTGTGATATACGCATGTCACCAGACTCAATAAACGTGGACATAGCTGACCCATCGTCCTCAGTTCCTTTTTCATGGTCAAACAAAAAGTTATCTGTAGATGTAGAAATCGGAAACGCAGAGATACCACGATCTAACCACGCAGTGCGTCCCAAAGTTCCTATAAACCAAAGCTTTTCCATGTAGTTATACACTACATAACGGTCATTCTCGGTGTTGCCAGCATCGTTAGAAGGATAAAACCACCACACTTCCGAGAAGGAAACATTAGCCCCAGCTACAACCTTTTCTTTTTGGTCCCTGTTCATGCCGTCAAACACAAAGTCCCTGACTGTGCAGGGTATTCGCTGCACTGCACCTGAGTAAGCGTAAAACTCTGCGTCACCCATCCAGAATACTTGGTCATCAACCGCGATTGCAGCTTTGGGACTAGCGATTGTAATATTTTCAGAAATTAAGTTAATGCCAAAAGTAAACGGTGGCCCAATAAACTGCATCGCGTGAATAGAAACATCTGTAAACACAAGTATTTGTTGACGTGTTTCAACGGCTTGAACAATAGTGGAGCCAGAACTTATGCGCAAATCACCCGCTGTATTACTGGCTGTTGGATACCACTGGACAGGGTTTTCCTGACTACTAAACCGTATAAGCAAAGGGTCTTGAGTCCCATCACCATCAGTGGCCGTTGAGGATGCACCAAGGCCATCCGCACCAAACGCAATAACGTGACGATCCCTGTCGGAGAGTAACACCTGTAAAGCCACTGTAGGAACCGAGGTGCGCGTTCCGAGGCTCAAGCCGCTATCTGTTAGAGCCTTGGCTCGTGTTCCTACGCCGTTTGTTTTATCCCAATAATAGATTGAGCCGTTACGGTCATTAAGAATTAAGTCTTCACCAAAGTTATCTTGGGTCCAAATACGCAGTGTGCTTGCGGCACTTACTGAATCTGTATTTATCGGCTGACCCCAACCAACAAAGTCGTTTGAACTTGCCGCGTTGCCAACAGCTAAAAGAACGACACTATTATCAGCGTGAGTAGCGGCAGTGGTTCCTAAGTGACCGCGAGTACAGCCAGTTAAATCGTTACTACTAATTCCACCCACTTTTATTAACTCAGAGTCCACAAGTATAACGTCATTAGCCACAATGCCCGTTGTGCTATCCAAGGTGATCGTAGTCTCGCTGGTATCTAAGGCTTCGTTAAGTTGACCAACCAACGCACCATCTGTTGTGCCGCCCCAAAGTCCAACGCCCCAACCAACGCCGCCTTGCACAGAAGAGTTTAATCCTGCGCCAATCTGATAAGTGCCGACAACACTACCGCCGCCGTTACCCGTATCGCTGCCATTAGCATTGACCGCTGTGGCGCTTATACCACCAGACACCGTAATACTTTCTATTGTGCTAACGGTTCTAGCCGATATTTTGTACGTGCTTCCGTTTACAACCTCTGTAATTTGATACTCTTGGTTCAAGACGTTTGCTGTAATTGTTCCGCCCAATGTTGCCGCGCCAGAAAAAGTTACAAAGTCGTTTACTATACAGCCGTGATTTGTATCTGTTACAGTGAGAACAGCCGATCCATTTGTTGCAGCAAATGTAACGTCTCCTGCGCTAGTAGTAAGGCGAATAGGGGTAACGTCCTTAAATGCTGTACCCTGTTTAATGTAAAACTTTTCTTGAGTTCCAACGCCTAGAAACTTTTCGCCGCTTAGGGCAACAAACTCATGCAATCCACGACACAGGCCCAAGAAAGCATTATTAGAATTTTTTTCCCAACCGTTTAGCTTTTCAGGAAAGCCAAACCGAAACCTTACCTTATCACAATCAACCCAACCGTTTTCTTCAGAGTACGGCGTAATCTCTTTGTTTATTCCGGGTTTAAATTTAAGGTCTGTAAGCGGCATTATGACACCCTCACGAAGAGAGTTGTTGGAAAATACCCTTGTCGCCCACCCGCATATCCCATTGCTCGCCAAGTGCCGGATAGAGCATTCCCGACCCCTTGAGCACTATCTGTTGCGGCTGGCTTGAGAGTGCTACCTGCATATGTGTCGCCGGGAACAATCGCACCACTTAGCACAGTAAATCGGTTGGCAAAAACGTAAGTGCCAACATCTCCATAAGTTGTGCTAGGAGCCGTATAAGCCGCTACTTTAGTAGCAGCAACTTGCTTCATCGTGCCATTGTCGTTTACAACAAACTGATCTGCGTCTACGATAGTAATGTTAGAAGCAGATGTTCCACCGTCCATTACGTTTAATTCTGCTGCGGTGCTAGTAACTGCGGTGCCGTTGAGGGATAAAGCGTCAGTCTCAAGAGTGCCGTCAATGTCCGCATTACCCGATATATCTAAGGTTGCGGCGTCTAACTCTCCTGACAGGGTAATGTTAGTAGCCCCTGTAATCGCACCTGACAGGGCAATGTTAGTAGCCCCTGTAATCGCACCGTTTAAAGCCACCGCACCGTTTATATCAATCGTGGTTGCTGCAATCTGCACCTCAGTGTCCGCAACAATATCTAACTGACCGTCCGCGCTGGATTGAATATATATAGCCGTATCACGAAACTGTATTTTATTATTGGTGGCTATCGTTGTAGCAGCCGCAATGTTTACCGCGCCATCTATGTCCACAATATCTAAGTTTGTGGTCCCGTCTATGTCCGCGTCACCGCTAATGTCTAGCGTTGCCGCGTCCAACTCGCCCGTCATTGTGACGTTTCTAAAGCCCGTAATGTCTTTGTTGCTGTCAACAACAACCGCTTTGCTGGCACTAACTGTACCCGCAGTTACATCAAGCTCCGTCAGCGCACTAAGAACCGCTGTGAAATCTGTGACTGCGGCCCCAGAACCCGCGCCGTCAGCTAGAACAATAGCCGACTTTGTAGCGGCTATCGTGACGTTGGCACCAGACCCTTGCGTAATGGACAAACTTTGGTTTGTGCTATTAACGATCATGTACATTCGAGCTTTGTTGTTTTGCTCTAAAGTAACAGTGCATGTACCGCCCGGAGTTCCCGTAAAGTTTACAGCCTTGTAATGACCATCAGACAGGACCGCCGTAGTGGACAACGACAGCGTGTAAGAAGTGCTGGACAAAGCAATCGAAACAAAGCCGTTGGCCGCACGATCTATAATATCAAAGTTGTTATTGGTGCTATCGCCCCATGTGCCTGATTCATCACCAGTAGATATTTTTTTAATTGCGTTGGCGCTAGTGTATGTAGCCATGATGTGACCTCAACCATAAATTTAAATATACTATACCCATACTTCTGCTTCTAAGCAACTACGCAGCGATATCCTCCCAGCTTGGAGACTGAGAAGGTGTAATCGCAGAAAAACTTGAAGACTGAGAAGGTGTAATCGCAGAAAAACTTGAAGACTGAGAAGGTGTAATCTGTCCCCAAACAAGTGCCTTCGTAATAAGGCCCGTGGCTTGAACGCCTGTTACAGATATTTCTGCAGAAACGCTGACCGTTCCAACCGCGCTTGTGGCTTGAACGCCTGTTACAGATATTTCTGTGTCAACGCTTACTGTTCCCACGGCACCAGTAGCTTGAACTCCCGTCACCGTAGAGTTTAGCGTGTCAAACCCCGCGATAGAGTTGTCAGCTAGTGGGGAAAAACCTAACATCAGTCAGCATCTGCAATGGTTAGTGTGCCAGCTTCTACTTGGCGTAGTATCTCTGCGTAGTGTCTGTTGGCTGGGTCTAGTGGGACTGATAGCTCTTGTCCGTCTATAGTGGCTTTAACTGTATCATTTACATTATCTATTGCTATATATTGTGCCGATAAAATTGTCATTGAACTATCCATAACTATAACTCCGCATCGGCTTGATAAAGTAACGGGGTAATATCCAGATGTGCTGCACTACCTGCCGTTGCACCACTTGTTTGCGTGTGAAGCTGGTAATTCTCAGCTTGAATATTTTGGGCAGTAAATGCAGATACCCCTCTGTTTGCATTTTTCTCGTACAGTTGAGCTGTATTTGCAGCACCCATTGTGATAGAAGGGGCTGCTCTCATTTTTGAAACAAAATTAATATTAGCGTAGGCATTTCCTGATGTATTGCAACTATGGACAACTCCATAAGCCTTTAATACTGTTTGAAAATACCTCTGGCACTTAGCTATCGTGGTACTTATTTCTTCTTGCTCAAAATCTGTAGCCACTGGACCGACTTCCATCTGTACGCCTGTGATGAAGAAGTTGTTGTCAGTGCTGCTGAAGAAGCTGTCTATGCCAGCGGCACGATTAGCATTTGTAACATTAGCCCATGATGCTGTGTTTAGTGTGCCACTTGTAAAATTAGAACCTGCGTGTAACCAAAATAATAAATATAAACTTACTGCATTATCGTCATCAAAAGGACTACTACCATCATCTACATCAGCAGGGAATGTAATTTCATGTCTAACCCAATCCGTTGTAGTATTATACAATTTAGTTATTTGTCGGGTATTATCATTATCAAAAAGCTCACAGCCAAACGTAAATGCAGCATTAGCTTTAACGTAAAAACTTAACGTAATTTGTTTTGCTCCAACAACCCCTTTACCAATGCGTTGTAGGTTTTGGCCTTCAAATCTCTGCTGAATATGTAAGAACTCAGAAGCAGCTATAGATGTATCAGCAGTAGTGCAGTCTAGTTTAAGACAATTAGCAGAAATACCATTTGGCCCATCCGCTGTTTGTGACATTGTTAAACGACCGGCAGTATTACCTCCAGCTAAAGCAAATCTATCTACAGTAAAATAACCATCAGTAGCACCCAAGTCTGCCACAGACGAACTTCTAGCGGCCACGTTCATGGAACCATTGATTACCATATTGCGACCAACAGCAGGGGATATGTTGGCGTTTTGTCTTGCTTTACTCATAGCTTATTCTCCCAACAGGGTAGCCAAGTCCAATGCCTTCAGCGCATCAGGGTTTGCCGCAGCATCAATGCGAGCATCGTCTGTGATGTCACGTAGCGTTGCCTTTTGTGCAGCAATAGCATCAGCGCCTGTACCAGCTTCAAGAGCCTTCATGTACTCTACGTCCAAGTCAGCCAAGCGAGGCGCACGTTCTGCGCGTAGGTTGTCCTTGTGGATGGCCTTTGCCGCTGTCATGTCTACTTCGACAGCATCGCCATTAAATGACCAAGCGCCACGAAAGGTGCGATCCGCTGGTACGACCAGAGAAGATGCCTCACGGACATCACCGTTGATATTGATGTAAGTGGTCATGCTGCCATCTCCATTTCTTGATTAATCTTCCACGCATTGCGGAAACTACGATCCGATGGGATCAATTCTACAGGTACAATCTTCATGACTGCTCTGTTGCCTTGGTAGTCACGCCACACTTGCGGCGGGATGTCTTTCATAATGAGGTACTCAATCGCCTCTTCTTCAGTCATAGCAGGGATAGGCTCAGCATACGGATGCTCTTTGGGCTGTCCGTCTGGTACGTTCTGGTCACGAAGGTATGTGTCGATGGGTGGCAGTACACCACCAGCCAGTGCAGCAGCCATCCAGTTAGGGTCAGGCACAAGCACAGCGGCAGGAGCATCAGGCTGTGTCGGGTCTTCGAACAGCACACGATACTTCGACTGCACAGGTGCAAGGCGTGACTTAGCTTCTGCTAGGCGATCCCAGAGGTGGCTCATGCTAGGTCTCCGAATATTGAACTGTGCATACGGTCACTATCCTCTTTCGAAGAGTCTTGGTTTCCTGAGCGTGAGTTTAGTTCATAAGTTGATGCAGCATAACCAGACAGCCCGTTATCGCCATCACCGGGCCTATTGCCCCTATGACCCAGAACTGCGCAATAATTTGAGTTTGCCATGTTAGCACTGAAATTAACATTATAATCGCCTGTGCCATTATCCGTTAGGCTACCAATATTCATGCTGTCCCGTATAGCAATGGTCCCAGTCCCATTAAAGTTTACCCAAGCCTTTGCAGACCCATTGACCACATAGCTGGTGCCGACTGTATCTGTGCCATCGGTGATGTTGGAAACGTTTAACGTACTCATGCTAAGTCTCCGTGTATTGTGGCATTTCCATCACTACAGTCCGAAGTAGCATCTGTTCTGGTTTTGTTAACTAAAGTAACCCCAGAGGCTGTCCTGTTTGTGTTTATATATGGCTGCTCATCTTCTGTCGTGTGATGCCCAACCCAATCGTCATCTGCAAAGTGGTTTGAAAAACTAATTGTTAACTGGCCTGTGCCAATATCGGCTACAGAACTAATGTTTCTTGAGCCAATTATAGCTTGGCTTCCATAAAACAATAACGCCGCCGCAACGCCTGACACTGCACGACTAGCTGTTTCACCCGTGGCTTGGATGTTTGTGACCGTTAGTGTACTCATGCTAGACCTCCATGCGTAACAACACAAATCCGAGCCACATCAACTGGAGTTGTTAAACTTGTTTGTGTAGTTAAGTCAGTGTAAGAAGCCGCCTGACTTACCCTATTGTAATTAGCTACCCTGTTTATATCACCGCCATCAGATGATGTGTTTTCACGACAAGCAAAAGCATCTACATGCTCTCCATCTTCCATATTGTTTGTAAAATTTGTGCGATACAAACCAGTGCCGTTATCCGTTAGTGAAGATATATTAAAACTCGTACCACTTACAGCAATAGTGCCAGTGCCATTAAAAGTACAATGAGCCTTAGAAGCACTCTGCTTAGTCAGCGTAACGGGGTCAGTCCCATTTGCTGCGCTTATCGTATTTGCTCTAATATCAGACAATGGACAAGTTCCCTCCGCTTGCGACTGTTAGCGTAACACCTGATGCTACAGCCAAGGGGCCAGTAGCAGAAGCGTTCTCTGTCGCGTCGATGGTTACATTTGTGTTAAGGGTTTGCTCAGACACACGAAAGATGTCACCAGCCGCAGCCGCAGGGCCAACCGTACCGCGCTCGCCTTTGTAGCGACCCCCGCCAACCGCAGTCGCAAGGTCAACCGCCGTGAACATCAGCAAATCGATGATGTCGCCAGTGGCAGCGCCAGATGTCAGCACAACGTCAGAACCGTTGGTAGCCGTGAAATCGGTGCCATCGACCAGCCTCACGCCGTTCATATAGACATCCACGAAGCCCGCCGTATAGCCCGCCGTAGCAAAGCTAGTTTGCCCAGAGGTAGCCGTGAAGGTCTGTCGCGTTTGTGTAGCCTGCGGGACAGGTATAGCGCCTAAATATCCAGCCATGTTATACTTCCTCCAATGCCGTCACTCTGGCCTCTAATGCTTCAATCTTAGCCATAGCCTCTTGCAGTGCTTTAACAGCCTTCATGTACAACACAGAGTATTTTACAGAAAGATACTCTTCTTGATTGCCGTCTGCATCTAAGACTGGTTCGTCATCAGCATTAGTCTTAAAGTTCTGCTTCACCAATCCATTCATACCAGCGGCTTGAAGGTCTTGAGCAATAACGCCAAGCATATTTGGTGCATCTAACTCAGCATCAATCATAGAGTAGTTCTTGAACTGCAGTGCTTTAATGTCATTCCACTGGGAACTGGCAGGAGCAATGTTTTCTTTTAGACGCCCATCTGATGTAGCACCGTAGGAGTTTGTTGCTGACTGAAAGTCACCGTTTTCTTCAATCTTAGATTTAACTACGTTTCGACGCATGTGTCTAAATACTTGGTCACTCCCAGTGCCATCTCTTGCCACAACCTGAGTTATGGTGTCGTTACTACCATCCCCAGCATGGAAAATAGTAATAGCTTCCTCTGTCGAAGTATAAACACTACCGTGACTTCTGCCTACTTTTATACCTCCAGCCCTGATATACAAATCGCCAGAGTCATCAAGCTGCATAGACCCCTCTGAGGTGGTTGATGACTCATAGGCATTGCCTACAGCAAAAAACTCTAAGTTTCCGTTGCCAGCGGTATCATCCGCTGTGGCAATCATGCCGCCGAATTTATTGGTACTATTGTCATTCGTTTTGAATAAGTAACCACCAATGTACTCACCAGCGGTTACTGTTGTGTCGGACCTACCTGCAACAAATTGAGTGCCGCCTGTGGCATGATTAACAAAGCTGAGTTTATTGGGGTTGTGTGTCTGTGGAGTATTGCTGTCTGGGTTACTAGATGACATACCTATGTTGCCCGTCGAACCCTCGACGAAGAAAGCGTGAGTATCGGCATCAGACTCAACACGGAAGTCTAGGTCTTTACTGTCATCATTAAAAACGGTTTCAGATGCTGTCATATCCATACGACTGGCAAAATCTCCTGCTAACATTGCGCCTACTTTATATCTGCCACTCTCTACACCATCTCCTACTGCTACTATCTCTGTAAAAATTTGTGTATAGGTAACTGCTTCGTCTGCATCATTTTCGCCTTGAAAGTTAATTCTACCTGTATCGTCACCAGCAGCGGGACTACCTGAGTTACGATATAAATCTAAGGCTGGTCCTTTATTAGCATCTGCATCTGTAGAAATAAGTGTAAGCTGCGTAGTGTTATCAGCAGTTGTAATGGTTGATCCATCGTTTGCAGTAAAACCACCGTTAAACACAGGCGCAGCCGTGGTGGTCAGGACACCTGTTACTAGGGCAGTCGTTGCCATATCCACAGCACCATCAATGTCCACAATGTCTAGGTTAGCTGTACCACTAATATCAGCCCCAGAGGTACTAAGGTTGACCGCTTTGCCGCCAATGTATCCAGCCATTATGTAATCTCCATATAACTCATGGTTACTGAAACCTTATCCGCAACAGAACAATCAATTTTAACGATATCGCCCACGTTAAGGTTAATCTTTCCGTCCAAAACAGCAAGCGTTGACCCAACAGGTATTGGTACACTCTTAACCAAAAACGCCGTTGTGTTTTGAGTTTGGCTGGTTTGAGTTGTTGTACTTACAATCGTTACAGATGCTGTGACCTGTGACGTGTGAACGTTTGCCAGTGTAAGCCCAAGAATAATAACTGTGCTACCGGACTGAACCGTGTATAAAGTTTCTGGTGTTCCTGAACTTGCAGGAGCAACATCTCTTGTGATTAACTTAAATGTATTAGCCATTTATTTTTCCTATATCACCCCAACGCAATCGCCAAAGCTGTCGCATCGTCTGTTGTTGCTACAATTCCAGTTGCAGAAGGAAGCGTGAGAGTTACATCCGCAGTAGACGCGGGGCCTATTAATGTTACTTTGTTAGTTCCATTGTCAGTGTCTTCAAAGAACTCTACAAAGCCTGCGCCTGTAGCGCCGTTTTTTACAGAAATACCCGCGTTAGCAATGGGCTTTGCAGTGAGGGTTGCTACTCCAGTGACCAAAAGCGTAGATGCCATGTCCACCGCACCGTCGATATCCACTACATCTAAGTTAGTGGTCCCGTCTACGTCGATAGCACCGCTGATATCTAATGAACCAAACGATCCCACACCTGTAGTAGTAATGGCACTGGAACCGTTGTCGATAGCACCAAAACCAGATGTTATTGAACCTGAGTTTAAAGCCCCAACAGTAACAATGTTGCCGCCACCTACACTGTGGCTAGAAAAATAAGTGGACACTGTATCCACGTTGGTCATACGCATTGTGCCTGCATCGTTCACCAACAGGCCATCGCCACTTGCAACCGCAGTCGTACCCCGCGAAGTTCCACCGTCGATTAAATTAATCTCAGCCCCAGTCGTAGTGACCGCAGTGCCGTTAAGAGAAAGCGCATCTGTTTCCAGCGTACCATCAATGTCCGCGTCACCTGAAATATCTAAAGAACCTGCGTCTAGCTCTCCAGTTAAAGTAATGTTTCGAAAACTAGCAACGTCTTTGTTGGCGTCTACGGTAACAGTCTTGGACGCAACTACAGTTCCAACCGCTGCGCCTGTATCGTTGTAGTTTAGCTCCGCTGCCGTGCTGGTAAGTGCCGTAGAGCCTAATGTTAATTGTCCATCAGGAACAATCAAACCCGCAGCCCCACTAAGTATTAAATCGTCGGCACTTGTGTCCCAAAGCATAAACGCACTGGCAGTGTCTCCAAACAGCTTAACATCGTAACCTTGATCGTTAACACCCACCGTTAAAGTTGAGTCTAATTGAACTGCGCCATCTATATCTACAGCATCTAGATTTGTTGTTCCGTCTACGTCGATGTTTCCGCTAATGTCTAACGAAGCAAATGTTCCAACGCCTGTGGTTGTTAACGAGGACGCCCCATCGTTAATAAATAAATCTGCGACTGTGGCTGTGACAAAGACAACTGCCGTGCCACTAAGCGATATAGCGCTGTCTGAATTAGAACTTTCAGTAACCGAACGAGTAAGTGTTGTGCCGCTTGACGTATATGTCCCACTGCCAATTTCAAAATTAGTTCCATCCTCTATAGCATATCTAATAGTTTGACCGTTGGTTATTCCAGCATTAGCGAAAGTTTGGTAGCCTGTTGCAGCGCTTCCCAAGGTAATCGTTCCAGTACCCGTGGTACTGGTAGACATTTTTGCACGATTTCCTAAAGATATTGCCATGTTAAGCTATCCGTATAATTGCGTTACTCGCGTCAGCGGTGGGAAAAACGATAGTGAAGTCTCCAGACGTGGCACCTTTATCGGCTCCAAAGTCCAAAACACAAACAGACGGATCGCCTGACGCGGCCTCATTATAAATTAAAGCACCGCGCACCGAAGAAATTGTTACGTTAGAAAACACCTCATCAGAAAAGTCAGTCAGAGCTGTTGTGCCGGTAGTCGTTGGCGTTACGCTTGTTAAAAACTGACCCTTTGCAGTGTAATTTGTTCCCGTTATTTCATTGCTACTTGTGTAAGCAGTGGTAGCCGCAGTGAAACTTGCACTGTTGTCATACAAAGCAATCTTAAACTGGTCACTTGCCGCAGTGAAATTATGTGTAGCTGTCATTAATTCTTTTTTGAATGAAGTACACAGGAAGTTGCCCGTAAAAGCCATTACATTTTCCTTATATATTCGGCCAAATCAGAATGACCCGCTTCTTTTATCGCATTATATACCGTAGTACGGTCACTTTGGATAGCCTGTTTCATGTAGATGACCAGCAGCTTCTCTATGCTGTCACGATAAGCAATAGCCTGATCCCGTAGCGTAGGGTGCGCGTCCTCAGAGAACGCAACGATCTTACCTACGCAACGGTGAGCCACCTCTTCAGGAGTTGCACCACGATTGTTTGTGGTTTGAACATCAACCTTAAACTCTCCAAAAGACATGTTGTTCATTGTTTCGGCCTAATAACTTGACCAACACGGTAACCTTGTGTGGTTTCTTTGGACTCACCCAACAACTTTAGACCAGACAAAGACTCCTGAAACCTCTTGTCATACATAGCCATAACGTCCTGCTCACCTTTCATAAAGATGTACGCCTCTATTAACGAACCGTACAAAAGGCTTAACTCTGCATTTTCACTTAACCATGTTGTACCACTGTCTGATCCTGCCGTAAGGCTTGCGGGGCGGTACAAGTAGTGAAGCTCTGCCGTATAGTCAACGTTTGGTGTTGGTGCTAAGATAAAGTTGCTGACGTCAAACGTAGCGTAATATTTCGGCACACCTGTTGTAGCAGGATCGGAGGTATAGCTTTGAACAAAGCTAACATCTTTAAACTCTACAAATCCGTAATCACTGCCACTGGTTATTGGGTCCGTAACAGTTCTTAGGCTTAACGAATATGGCGCTAAAAAATCACTTGGCATCGCAAGAAACTTGTTTCCACTAGACGCTATACCTGAAACATTTTTTCGAAATAGACTTAGCTGAACAGATTTTAAAACTCGTTCCTCTGCTGCCCGTATAAACAGAGGGAGATTAGCTACAAAAGAAGTCTCCGTGTTCTCAGTGTAATCCTGCAACGCTGTTTTTAACTGCGCAAATGTAAAGCTCATGACGTGACCACCGTAACCTCTCCGACTTCCCCTGTAGATTTCAACCTGTTAGGAGTCAACGACTCGTCCCCGTTAAAACCAACGGGTCGAAAACCGTATTGAATGTTTCTTTGCTCCTCCAAACCAGACTCTGGCCTAGGGTTTCTTAACGCTTGGGGATCAGCCCCTACCTTGGGAGGGAATAGCTGAGGATGCTTTGGATCGAACTCGTCCTTGCCGACACGCGCCCCTGTCCACTCCTCTCGCATATCTCTCAGTCTATAACGAAAACCAGAACGATCCGAAATTCCATACGCATTCTTGTCTGAAGCATAGGCCATGTCACACCCTTAGATACTGAATGCTTGGTTGAAGTTTAAGAGGAACACGATCCTCGTCCTCGTCAGAGGCCCGTTGGAACTCTTCTTCATACACACTCTTCAAAAGTTGAATCCGTTCCGGCGCTCTTTTCATAGCGATATAATACGCCAGCCCCGCTACCATACATGGGTAAAACCGAAACGGCATGTCCGTTGTGTTCACCAACGTATCGGCGTCCTCAATTCTCTGCACATAGTAGTAGATTAACTGATCTGTAGAGTTCTCGGGAACGGCCCACAGATTTATAACAGGATCAATCTGTCTGTTAAACCAAAACTGGCTTGGTCTACCCTGCGTGGTTTTGTTGGGAAGAGTGGCATACTCCCCCCGACTAATTCGTTCTACCTCATAGTCTGTATTGCTGCGCCTAAGAACAATTTCTAGTACATCAACAACATCCGCCGTTAACGTCTGAGTGGCCTGCCCTTGCGTCAACGTTATAGTTCCCTGCGCCACGGTCCACATGTTGATGCCACGGTTTGCCCAATCAGCAAACATTAGGTTCAAAGACCTACGCGCCGTTCGAGCATCGTAGCCAGTGCGGACCTCTAGTCCACACCGCTCATACGCTTCCTCAATAATCTCACCAACATCAATGTTGAAATCTCTGGACCCAGAAGTAGCCATGATTAATACAACTTCGGTGATTGATTAGTTTTAATCATAACACAACCGCCGTTTTTAAAGCTTGTAACTTTGCCGCCGTTTTTCATGTACCCCATTTTATTACGAACTGGCTCAGGTAACTTTTTAAGACCAGTCTGGTCTTCTGTTGGTTGTTTCATATCCATTAGACTTCTCCTTAAAACTGACGAACAGCGCCCTTGGTACTCTTGCGCCTAGATTCCATTACTTGTCCGCAGCCTTTCGCGACCGCTTCGCCTTCTTTGCCTTCGCCTTGGTAGGGCCTTTTGACTTGTCCCCCAAGGGTATAGCCTCTGACCTTGGCTTTCTTAGTGTTACTGACAACGGTTTTTCCTTTTTTGCCAGCTTTCTTCTTTTTCTTAGCAGTCGAAGCTCTATCTGCTTTAGAAAGAGAACGTGCTTTAGCCAACGGAAGGCATCGGTCAGGGTTCTTCTTGTCCTTTGAAGTACCGCATGGACCTTTGATTTTACCATCAGTTCCTATCCTCACCCACTTCTGGTCGCGCCACTTTTTTAACTCGCCCATTACGACTTCTTCTTCTTGCCTTTTGCACCCTTAGCGTAGTTAGGGTCTTTGCAATACTTTGAAGCCGCCATGTTTGCATACGCCGAAGGATACGTGTCAAAAGTTCTTTTCGCCCAAGCCTTACCCGAAGGACAAATCTTGCTGCCCTTGGATTTAGGAGAAGCCTTACCACCTCTTTTATAGTAGGTAAGACCCTTGAGAGTCTTAGCGGGTGGCTTGGACACTTGCTGTTCCATCTGACCTCTGGATATAGCCATAATCACGCTCCATAAACGATTTAATGTACGCTATTTCTGACGCTATAACTTCTGTTTTTTTATCTACAGAGATTAAAGTTTGAGTTGTCCAAGTGGCCCAGCTATAACTGACCGCGCCAATGCCGCCAATAACCGCCGTAAGAAGAATAACTACCACTTGTTTCATCAACACTTCCAACGTTTTCTAGCCTGTCTTAAACGACTATTCGGGTCTTTAGCCGCCTTTGGAAACTTCTTCATCTGTCCTGCCGAACGAGCGCAATAAGACTTCCTGCGCTTGGCGTCCTTGCTGCCCTTCTTTACTTTACCCGTGACCGCTGTTTTAAGCTTTGATCCCGGGTTTGCAGCGCGGTGGGCTTTCACGCCCTTTTCCGTCATTCCCGCCCCAGACTTAGTGGGGCGGTAATTTTTCTTGTTACGCTTTATCGGCTTATCCGAACGACTAGCCATACTCTTTTCTCATATCCAGTATGATAGTGTATGTGTCCGCACTTGTATGACCGACTGTTGTGAACATCACATCTCCAGTCTTTCCAGAACCGGAGTTGTTAGTCAAACCGCCGAACACACTGTACTCGTGGTTGCCACTTTGGTTCTCACCTAGTTCAATACATAGAACATCGGTTGTTGCGTCCCAAAGAATTTGAACCTTCATGCCAATACACTGCCACCAGATTCTTTCTATCACAACGCCAGTACAAGCAGCGCCATCCAAACCCGTAGTCAGTGCAGAAACATCAACCTTCTTAACTGCCGATTCTCCGGAGCCATCTGAGATGTTCGTAAACTTTTGAACAACTCTTTTGGCCCCGTCGAAAAGCGTCTGTGTAGCTACAGCATCTGCCATATCACGCTCCTATTTATGCGATTTGCACATACTCAATGATGAACGTAAACGAACCCGCAGTGGTAGCGTCAACCGTATTGGTAATATTACAGAAGATTGTACGTTCCGCAGAAGTGTACTGAACAGAAGCCGGAGCAGTAGTGCCATCCTGCGTCTGAAGAACCAACGCGGTTATAGTCACGTTATGCTCAACAACAGTTGTACCCCCGTCTAAAATTTCATCAGTCTGAGCCGCAACGATCTGTGCGCCAGAAGAATCCGTACCAACCTCATAACCAATATCACCTGTGCCGATTACTGGAGAGGTATCACAAAAGATTTTAATGTCAGTGATAATGGTGTTTGCTGGTTGCGTAAACTCACCAATGGTCGGACTATCGCCTGCGGTAGTGTTTACAGTAACACCTGTCGCATAACCAACGTGCTTTACATACTTGTTAGTAACAATACCAGTAGACGCGGTGCTTGCCACAGTGGTAAATGCGCCCGTAGTGGTGTTCTTAGAAACAACTTGAAAGCCGTTTTCAGAACGCACTGGACCCGAAAAAGTTGTATTAGCCATGTTATACTCCTGTCGTGGCTAGTGTCAGACGCATTATGCGCCTGTCAGGGATGACAGAATGATACACAACCTTTTAACAAAAAGAAAGAGGCGATCCGAAGACCGCCTCAGTTGAGCAGGGAGGGAAAATCCTTGCGGTTATTGTAACACAGGTTACGCTCCGGGGGAACCGAAGATACAACGTGGGTCTGAGAACCCAAAGCTGTAACGCTCACGCGCCTTGAAGCGCATGTTACCTGTGTCGAAGTCTGCTTCCATGTTGGTAGAAAGAGCGGTGCGCTCAAAGTGGATCATTCCACGAGGAGCATCAGTCATGATGAAGAACGCATCTGGGTCCGTCAGGAAGTCGTTAACGGCAAAGCCATTAGGCAACATACCCATCGAACGGATTGCGTTGGTATCATTATCCGCAGTGCCAACGCGAAGGTTAGACACCATCAGGCGCTCTGCAACGAACTGCAGTTGACGTGGGATAAGAAGCTTCAAGCCCCGAAGAGCAACCTTTAATCCACGCTCATCAACAAAACCAGCGATATTGATCAAGGCATCTTCAAGAGATGTCTCATTCAAATCAGCGGCTGTCGAAGGTTCGTTAGCAAATGTACCACCATTCGTCAGAGGGTGAGACGCATCGCACAAAGCAACCCCGTCACCGCCAGCAGTAGCGCCAGCAGTAAATGCATTGTTAAGAACCGCAGCGGCCTTAACTTGCTTGGTGTGTGCCATTGAACGAGCCAACGCACGAGTATACCGCGAACCAAGACGATCATAGAGATTGTCTTCGATTGCTTCCTCTGTGATAGAGAACGCAAGTGCGATAGTTTCGTGGTTGTAACGAGCAGTGTATGATTCGTTAGCATCGTCAAACGATACGTTGGAACCCTCCGCCTTAGTAGGCGCAGCGCCAAATCCACTCAACATAACTTCTTCCTCGAACGCTCTGTCCGAAGATTCTGTTGTGTAGATTTCTGAGTGTTGGTTTTCGTAACGGTCGTACTCCATTCCAAACAGAGCGTTTAGTCCGGGTTCTAGCTCTTTCGCTAGTTGTGCGCGAGAAATAGCCATTTTCTAAACTCCTTATACGCCTGTCGTGGAAACAGTGCCAGCCGCAATGGAACCCGTAGGCGCATTGAAGTGGTTGTTGATACGAACGATTAACGGAATACCAGCCGCAGTAAAGTCGCTGTTATCAGGATCGTCCATGACGCCCATAATACGCAACGCCAATGTATTGGTGGTGGCGATAGTATTTAAATCAGCGGTTGCTGAAGAAATACCGGTACTGGTTGAACCGCTGTTGCCTGTAGCAAACGCAATGTTTGCAAAGACCGCTGCACGAATTTCAGCCTCAGTGTTTGCCGCAGCAACAACGTTAGACGTTGCAACAGTGAACAACTGTGCTGGGTTGTCGTACAAGAACGCCTTTACAGGAAAGTTTGAGTCTGCTCCTGATCCGGGCCAAAAGTTGGAAAAAACCTTTGAACCATCCACGGAAGAAACATACTCACATCCATTAAAGACGCCAGCGATTGAGACGTTACCGCCAGCCGCAGCTTGCAGATCGTCAATGACCCCTCCAGCAAGCGGGATAACCGCCATGCCTTGAAAGATCGGGTTACTATTGTCCGAAGCTATCCGATACTCGGTTGTACCAGTGGTATTAGCAGCGGACCCTAGAATGCCATACGGACGTAGCCCGAATGCTCCATTTGAATTTGCCATAATAGCAATCCTCTAAGTTTAGTCGGAGTCTCTACGTGATCCTCCGAACGATACACGACTTTGCCGATTATTAGATATCGGCATTGAAGGATGTTGTTCCTTCATTAAATCCTGATCGACAGCTACCATCTGTTCGCGGGTCCGGTTCCCGTAGTACGCGGATCGTTCGTCGATAGTCTCGGCAGGCATGCGACAAAGCATTAGTCCGCCTTGCCCTATTACTCCTTGATACCTTCCATCATCAATGACGGGGGCCTCATAGTCTGGATACTCATCAGAACGAACAGGTTCCCATCCTTCGCGCAACTTGGCATGGACATTCATTTTGTCCTCTTCGCCTCGCATTGCGACTCGTATCCAACGATGCACATACCCCGGAGGGGCTTCTGGTGCTTCTAAGTGGCTGGGCGGTGCCCAAGGTTTTCTGCGTGAACTTGTTTCACGGGTCTCGCTTTCACGAGGTTTGCGATTAGCCATAGTCTTAATCCTTCACATACTTAGCGTATTCTTCAAGCGGCACGTTCAAACGTTTCGCCATCGCTATTTGTGACGGTGAGAGCTTAACCGACTTGCGCCCCTGTTTTGTAGTGCTGCGGGATGCGGATGCGCCAGCGGATGCGACCTGTGCTCCTCCCGTTTTGTTCGCCTTTTGAAACTTGTGTGGAAACTCCACACGTATACGGCGATCAACCTCACTATAGTAGTCATCGCTCGTCGGGTCAAACCCTTCTTGCTCTACCATCTTTTGGTGTATTCCAAAAGCTGCGTAAGTCATGACCTCATCCGCGCCAAACCACGTATTGCTCTCTGCCCAAGACTGCGCTTTGGGATCGGGCTTTGCCGCAGGTTTTTCTGGGGGAGGCGTGGCGGCTGGAGTAAACGTCTCCTCCTTCGCAACCTCTGCTTTGTCAGAACGTTCCTTAGCTATACGAAGACGTTCTTGCTCAATAGCGATCTTTGACATCGCCTCCTGAGCCTGAACCATCTTATCAGCATCGCCCGTCTCATGAGCTTCCTTGAACACTCTCTTAGCCGCGTCCATCTGAGCTTCAACTCTACCGCCGTACTCAGACAAATATCCTTTGTCCAAGTTCTGCATGCGGTCTTTAAGATGCTTGTTCTCGTTCATAAGCTCCTGAGCAACACGAGTGGCCTCTTGGCTAACCCGTTCCTCATTTCGATACTTTTCAGTAAGCTTAGAGATGCGCTTCTGAACGTTGGAACTATAATTCTCAAGTTCCTCATCGCTCTTCTGTTCCGTTTCTGCAGAAACCTCGACTTGTTCTGACTCTCCCTCCGGAGCATCAATCTCTACTTCTACAGACTCGTCTTCCATAACTGTTTGTTCTTCTGCCATTGTAGCCCCCTAAACGTGCTTGATGTCATCTGGTTCCAGAAGAGTGGCTATCACCTCGTCATCATTAATGATGCGAACTTCACCGCCCTCTATCTTAAACCTCGACCCAGAATATCGACCGATACAAACCCAATCGCCTTCCTTGCACCACGGGTCAACCTGCGTACCGAATTTTGAAGGGTCATCATAAGCCAAAGGTCCAAGTTTTAAAACGTAAGCAACTACTGTCGCCACCGCCTCTCGGTCTCTAACCTCGTCAGGGATGTGTAAACCACCCGTGGTTTTGGAAGCCCCCTGATAAGGCATCACCAAAAGCCGCCAACCCGTGGGTTGCGGTAGCCTATCAAGAAGGGATTTATCTAAAAGGTCCGGGTCTAGCACTCGGTCCTTGGCGTCAACATACGCGCCATCAACAACAGAAGGGTCCGAAGCATCGGCCTTTCCTTTGTTCATTTTTTGCGCGAGATGTTCAGGAAGATATAAGGTCTTCGACATCTTCTGCGTTATTCTCCAGCAGGGTTTTAAGCTCTGACCGCGCGTAGGAAAGTCCCCGTATCTCTCCCACCAAAGATTTATAATGCTCCCAGTCTTTGGCAACACCATTCGATAGAGCGTCCGCGAGTTCCTCTTCACGCTCTCGCAGCACTTTATACAAGTACGCAGCTAATGCAACACCGTCCATCAATCTTCCTGATACAAGTTATTGAATATTCGATTCACGTCCAGCGTGTAGTCAAGATCAGACTTTGAATAGTGTACTTGCTGAGACGGCCTAAAGTCCGGCGCTCCTTCTCCAACCTCAAACCAAGCAGGGTGAGTGACCCGAACTCTGTTGTTAGGTAACGCCACTATATTCCCAGTCCACTCCCCAGCGTCCAATAGCTGAAGGACATGAGACTGCTTGTGTTGAGCAGGGTCATCCGCAATCTCACTCTCCGTGTAATCTACAGTAAACAAGTATTTCGCGGCATACATCTCTCCGTCTATCTTCGCCATCCAAGGGCATGGAGTAGCCCTGTCCATGACATAAACAGCATGATGATGCGACGAACAATCCCACGGTTGAGCATCATACGTCTGCATAGGCTCAGGCCACTCCTCCAAAGGAATGTCTGCCACCAAGGCAGTGATAGGCATTCTTGCCCACATTGCTCCGCCGTGTACTGTGTCTTCTTCCTCGTCCTCTGCTTCGCAACCTGTGAAGATAACCTGAAAACTAAGACACCTATTCGGCATCGAAGTCACACCAATCACCATCGCATGCAAGAACTCACCGTGGTACTGCTCATGGTTATGAGTGTACTCACGCCTTACCCATGCCTTAAAATAAGGCACGTTAGAATGTAAATAAGCCATGTGTTATGTCTTGGCTCTACCGCCTTTTTTCATCTTCATCTTAGCACGACCACCGACTTTCATGCCTTTGGGCTTCATCTTAGCACGACCACCCGCCATCATTTTCTTAACTGAAGTTTTACCCCCAGCGCGATACCCTTTTTTCTTCATCGCCATGTCCGGCTCCCTAGATAAAGTATGCTTATCAATACACGTTAGTTTCGTCAGTGTCAATTTTCATGGGCACACAATACGCCACAGCGCGATCTGATAAACCAATGCCGTGGGTACTGTAACGCTCCACAAGAGCCTGCGCCACCCTGTTGCAAACATCCAACTGGTAGAAGTACAAATCATCCACAGCCAGCTTACGCTCGTCCCCATAGCCAAGATACAGCATGAGGACGAACACATGCATTAAAACATAACTTCAAAGTGTGGAGCATCAATGAAGGGCCTTCGAGACTGTGATCGGCGTGTATCTATGTACGAACACATAGCGTGTTCTGCCGTACCGTCATAAGCAGCAAGATCATCAATAGTCCACGCAGCGCCCCACCGTAGCTTAACACCTGTAGCCTCTGCGCCTTCTTTCATAGCATCAGCAATCTCATCATACAGGTTGAGTTCCCATCGGCCACCACCATCGCAATAAGCCATCAGATCAACGGCGTTGCCGTCAATGTGTTTCGATTTCATGGTTTGCGATGCCCCTTTTGCAACTAAGGCCTTCTGCTCCTCTATCGTTCGCAGACCGCAGATCACACTGAAGTCCTGCTTCGTAACGCCGATAGCGTACTTCACGACAGTTACCAGATCGTCGTTGACTCCTTCGAGCCTTGACAAGCTTCGTTTTCCTAATTTGTATCCCATGATTCATCCTTTACTTTCTATGTGTTTAGCCTGTTGCCGAATAAGTTCCTGTTGTCTCTTTAAGTCAAGCCACTGTTGGTCAGCCTCAGATAGCTTTGGAAAAGGAACTACCTTCTCGGTCATTTAGATGCGTACTTAGATATGGCCCGATTTCCGAACCAGAAAGCTAAAACTGCGCTCATGAGTCCGGCAGTTTCGGGGTCCCACATAAGCTCTACCGCTTCCGTCCAATTACCCCCAGATTGTCCCACCTTGACCATGATGACCACCTTGGTGGCTACAAACAATCCGAAGAAGGCATAAGTAATAACAGGACGAACACTACCCCTGAGAGCGTTGATAAAGCCTCCAGCGTCAATAGATCGGTCATGCTCATACAACCCTTTTGTTTCTGCAATGTCCGCCTGCTTATCAAGCTCAACCAGCTTCATCTCAGAACGCTTCTGCGCCAACTGCGTCTCAAGCTGCATCATCTCCATACGATGCTTCTGCACTTGATTAGCTTTAAAATAACTGAGAACCTCGGGGAGAAAAGAACTCCCAAAGCCCAGTAAACTTCCTAACAGCGCCATCATTTCTCTGATCCTAGCCATACCGCAAATGCGCCCGTCATGGACCCAGAACAAATTGATATCATCGTGGACTGCTGTGTGGACAAATCCTCTAAAGTCATCCCCCACTCCAGAACCCGTATATACATCACGGTCATTACAAACATCATAAGTCTCGGCATGAGACGATATTCTAGTATAGTGTTAAAAGTCATAGACATTAGAACCCTCCTTTCAGGCCATCTAATATTTCCGATAAACTAGGGCGTTTATCTTTCTTCTCATAGACACAACTAAATACTTTCGGACACTCTGAAAAACTAAGCGTAGGGTAATGATATCCCAGCCCACCAAAACCCGCACTGAATCTATACACACATATCTTTTGATCATTTACGTCCGTAAACCTTTTCCAAAGATGACATTTAACATGAGTTGGGTTTGCCACACCAGCAAGCGCCACAGACAATATAAGAGCGTGTATCATTGCGTAGCCAATACTATTAAATAAATCCCACCACCCAACACGCCGACTATGCCCAAAGTCAATCCGCCAATAGCCGCGTTGTTAGCCAACTGCCTTCTAGATTCCATAGCAGCATAAATTGTTGCTTCTCTCTCAGCACGTATCTTACGGCGCATCCCCAGCATCTCATCATAAGTCCCCAAACCAAACCTATAGTCCAGCATAAACTTAATCTCTTTTTCCTTTTCAAGCAAAGTCTTCTTTCGGATCACGATATCCATAGCTTGCTGCTCTATGTTATCAGTTCCGTGAGTCTGCTTATCTAACCACGTAGGTTTCTTGCGCTGAGACTCTGCCTTGGAGATATCAGCAACCGCACCGTACCACGCACCAAGTTGCTTGCTGACATCCTGTATCTCACGACCAGCGCCAACCAACATTTTAACGCCTTTAAAGGCCGCGTTAGCGGCTGCAAATGCCGTTACAGGGTCTATCATGGACGCACAATTATCCTAGTCCCTTCCGCATCATAGACTCACGTTGCATCTCAATGCGATCTTGGTTTACTTCGTTTCGGTTGTCGGCAATCTCTTCCTGCAAGTCCAAACGAGCCGCATCCGTTACCGCACGTTGCTCTAGCTTGGCACCCTCTATCTCAATCTTAGCCTGATCCATCGCAGCTTTGTGCTCCGCTTCCATCTGCTTGATCTGAAGTTCCTGCATGCGAATTTGAACCAGTGGGTCTTCTTCAGCACTCTTCTGACCCGCTGCCAAACGAGGCATGATATCCGCCATCAACTCCGCTTCCACTACCGCAACCTGAGCCTCTATCTGCTCAGGGGAAAACTGTTGTGGCTGCAGTTGCTGCATCTGCTGCTGGGCTTGCTGAGGCGATATAGCCCCCGCCTGAGCCATCTGTTGTAGTTGCTGCATCTGCTGCTGCGGTTCCGCAACAAGAGACTGTACCTGCTCCATAACCACTTCACGGGACTTCAGTGAAACATGCTCCAACACATGAGTGATCAACCCCGCCAGAACAGGAGGAGTGTTTTGAAGTATTGGCAAATTCAACAAACTCAAGTGAGCCTGTATGTGAGCATCGTGGTCTTGAGGAGGGAAGGCCTTGGCTGGTTGTCCCGAAATCATGTCCGCGTTCTCCATCGCAGGGTCCTTTGGCTGCGGTTGTGGAGGGGGAGGAAGAATCTCGTTAATGTTTTGCACCTCCAACGCCTGATACATTCTACGATAGGCCGCATGGAGGTTATGCATTTGCGGGTTTGACTGAGCCAACTGCAGTTGTTGTTGGGCCAATGTAACTCGCTGCGCCATCGAAAAAATGTTAGGGTCACTGACTGGGAGGACGTCAACCCTGCCGTCGAAGTCTTGCGCCTTAACCTGCTGGGGTGCCCCAGACACCTCATATGGGTAAACAGGAGGTAGGTTTTCAGCGAAGATACGCGCCAAAAGCCGAAACTCGGTTTTCTGCGCGTAGTGCAAACGTTTGTGAATCGCGGACATAACCTTTGATCCACGTTCCAATAACGCAACAGTCGTGCCGACTGGCGTCTCTTGGTTCATGTCTGGAACCTGTTGGTCTGCTACAGATATAAAGCGTCTGCCATCTGCAACCAACCCGCCAAGCATCTGTGCCAAGGTAGCCGAAGGCTCCTTGTATGGCAGAGGAATTATTGAATCTCTAATTGCACCGCCCGGAACATCAATGTCCCGCCACTCTCCCGGTTGCAGTGGCTCATCAGAGTTACGAACGCGAACACCACGAGCCTTGAAACCAGCCGGAAGATTAGCTAATGTACCAGCGTCAATCAACTGGCGCAAAATGCTAGTTGATGCGCGACCTAAGCCGCCAATCATATGCACTAAACCAAAGCCATAAAACCCTAATCCGGGCATAAACTTGTAGTGAACAAAGTATTGACGCTTACGACGAACTGGGTCAGCGCCGTCATAGTTGCGCCGAATAGACAGGACCTGTCCCGAGTTGTCATCAATCGTAATGATATATGGCAGTTTTATGCCCGATGGCTCCCCTGTCTCAGGGTTTATGTCCTCAAAACCATCAATGTCCATGTCCGCATGCATCTCTAGCACCGTCAGAACATCGTCCGAGTAATTCTTTGATAAGCCCTCTAGCTCGTTAACCTTCTGACGAACAGAGTCAGCCTCAACCTCGCCGCCCTCCTTTAGATCAACGTCACGATACATGCCGCCAACCTGCATCTTGCGTACATCGTTGATGTCCATGCGCAAAACATGAGTGACCCGATTGCTCGTAGCCAAGTCAGAAGCAGAGTACGGCACAACTAAATCTTGTGCTGGTATAAACTGTGCAACTGCACGTTGTTTAGTGGGGTCGAAGTAAACCTTTTTAAACGTAGAGCCAGACAAAGGGAGATAAAACAGCATCTGATCCATGTCCGGATCGTACTCTTCCATGATCTCCGTAATCTGGTAGTTCATAAAGTGCTCTACACGATTAGCCTGATCCTCACGAGCTTGGTCCTGCATACCCATAAGACGAGTCCTAACAGGGCCACCCGCTGGCAAAAGCTCCTTGTATGCCTGCGCCTGAAACTGCGTGACACTTTCGCTAATCATGGGATGCACAATACCAGACGCACCCTCAAACGGAGTTGTGCGCTCCTCGGTCTTTAGACCCAGTAAATCCAAACCCTTGGTGTACGTCTGCTCCCAATCGGACCTCGACTCTAAATCTTCCTCGTATAAACCACGAAGATCAGAGGATATCTCGCCAAGAACACCGTCATCCAAGTATTCTGCTAAGTTTGCATCAAACGGAATGTCATCAGGTATATCCATTGGCATCTCTTCCATAGACTGGACTATCGCCCCGCCCATGCCGTCATCAATAACCTCGGCCCCGTTAGGAAACTCCATAGGCACATTAATCGGTACTTCTATGTCTGGTGACATCACCATCAGTAATACTCCCGTCTACGAGGTTTCCACTCATCCTCTTGGTCATCTTCGCCGTCCAGATAGATGAAACCACCCTGCCGAAAACGCATTAAAGCTAGGGTCATACTATCACAATAATCGTCATTGTCACCATACGGAAAAGAAGTAACCTCTTCGATGACCTCTTCAGGAAACTTCTTGTCCATCGGATACCAAACTATCCCCGCCTCAAACAACGGAGCTACCAAGTGCATCCTAGTGACCTTATCTTTGCCTCTGCCCGGAGAAAAACCCAAGGCAGGAATGCCCTTGAGACGTAATTCGTCTATCAAAGGTTGTCCAGTGGCCTTGGCTTCTATGATAACCATGTCTGGTTCCCAGTATTCGTGCTCATCATAGGCAATTTCCTTTAATTCAGGGAAACTCCACCTACCACGCTGCGCATCCATCAAAATTATGTGGTCAGGACCGCCCTCTAACGGGTTAAACACGCCCCAAGTCGTAATCGCGCTGTAATCCGCGCTTTCCTTCTTCGAAAACGCCGTGTCATACGACTGCATGACGTACTTTAAGGTCGGAATCTTGTCCTGCTCCCACGGTTGCCACCAATCGCGCTTGATAATTGCAGATTCAGAGGCCGTGGGCGTCTGTTGCCACTGCGCAGACCACTTTGAAACAGGCAAAGACGCTTTAATTCCCAGTAATGCGTCTTTTTCCCAGAACTCAGGCCACAAAGGGTTGCCGCTAGGCATAATTGCTGGAAATTCTACCACTTCCCACTTGTCTGCCATGATGTCACCGCCCTGTCGGGCCAGTAATCGACCCGTAAGGTCCTTCTTACCCCAGCGGGTCATAACAATTATGATTGCACCCCCCGGTTGTAGACGCTGACGGGGACCAGAAGTGTACCACTCATACGCATGATCAAACGCAGTGTCGCTCATAGCGTCCTGCTCCGAGTGTGGATCGTCAATCACAAACAAATCCGCGCCACGACCCGTGACCGCCGCACCAACACCCGCCGCAAAATACTCGCCGCCCTTGTCAGTGCCCCATTTTCCCGCGCCCTTGTTGTCTTCCTTCAAGTTCGTCTCCGGAAAAATCTCCCGATACGCAGGATCGTCAATTAAATCTCGAACCTTCCTACCAAAACGTACCGCTAGTTCTGTATTATGGGTAGCCTGAATTATCTTTAGTTTAGGGTTCCTACCCAAAAACCATGCAGGCATCAGGTAACTCGCAAACTCGGACTTCGAATGACGAGGCGGCATGTTAATAATCAACCGCTTCAACTCGCCACGAGCCACAGCCTCCAGCTTCTCCGCAATCACCCTGTGATGACGCCCCTCAATGAAGTTCTCATACACATGATGCGCGAACGGCATGAACTTGTTCTGCGCCTGCTCTTGTAAATCAAGCCGCTTCTTGGCCTCAGTTAAAGCCAGTATTTCTTTCAACGCCTCCTCGGGAAGCGCATCAAAGCTCTGAAGGGTCATCTTGTTCCTCTGCGGGATAATAAACCATTACCAACGTTCTACATCTAGGACACGACAAGTTCGTCTCCATAACATAGTCCTCATCGTCATCTATGTCATGGTCCCCGCCCCAAATTAACTCGGTACTACAATGCCAACAGTTCATAGTCCCTCCGAGCTAAAAAGAAAAACCAAGGCAGATAGCAAGAGGAACACGAAGGAGCCTTGTCCACCGTATCCTCCTCAATCTCCCTACCACAGTGCCGACACTTCATAACTAACCTATAATCGGTGTGCGAGGTATTCCAGCTATGCCTTGAGGAACAGGAGCCGAGATTCTC